CAGACAGGAAGAGTTCAGGAATATCTGTCTTGAGGAATCGGCTCTGCCGTATCCTCAGGGCAGATATAAGGAAGTTCTTTCCGCAGGGAAAGTTCGACCATTGCTCATATTTGATGAGTTCAATGATGCGCTTGCGCCTCTTCACAAGATGATGTACAAATTCCTTGCGAAGAGTTGCGATTGGCTCCTTGTCGGTCCCCCGACTCCTGAAAAGATGGCATCTGTTTGTGTTGAACGTTACCAGACGTCCGTTGATCTGGTGAACGCTACTGACGGTCTGTCGCTTCGAGTGACAGAAGTAATCTTGGATTCGATGTTTTTTAGTTCCACTAAGATACCTCGGTCTATTCGTAAGCTGGCTTATGAATCCCTTCACCCTGTGGTGGATGGGAAGATTGTTCAACATGGACAGATGATGGGATCCTACCTTTCTTTCCCGCTTCTTTGCTTGCACAGTTATCTGGCTGCCTCCTGGGCTGTAAGAGACTGTGGAAGTCACCGAATTCTGGTTAATGGCGATGACTGTGTTATCTCCGCCGACTGTCCGGTTCAGGCCTCCCAGTACCCTCCCGGGTACAGCCTGAATGATCAGAAGACAATTCGGTCTGAGAACGTAGTGGAGGTCAACTCCACTGCGTTTCTAAGGAGCGGGGGTGTTTGGCGAGAAGTCAAGCATCTTAGAAGGGGAGGATTTCTTACGACCTATGACGGTATGCTGCATGCTGCAGCGGCGTGCCGTGATTCGGTGGCATGGACGGACGCCTTTGTTCGTTCACGTATAGGTCGTAAGTGGGGATTCCTTCCCTCCCAACTCTGCCTCACACGTAGATCTCGTGTCGCCTGGCGACGAGAGACTACTATGAGGAAGAACAGAATTTTCAGTGAGCTTCCTGTTGTAGACCAGCTACATCATAATCCGCAGTTAGAGTGGGTTAAGGGGGTTCCTGATCCGGACGAAAAAGAGGCACTCTTGGACTTCTTTTGGCGCTGGGGGAGGGATGGAGGCAGGAAGAGAGACGTATTTTCGCCTTCCATCGGTGAGGTTCGTCGGAGCTATAGGTATCGTAAGATACCTATTCGGAGCATTTTGACTTTTGTCGGTCAACTTCGTTCCCCTGTCGCTTCAGGAAATAAGCGGTCAGATTCGTATTTAATTCCAATTGAATACGAATCTGATAGGTACTTGGGTAGACTGTGTGCCCTGGATGCTTTTCGAAGGCTTGCGTGCCCGACTTGAGCAAATTCAGTGCTATAACCGAGTGCGGTGTTAACCGAAGGGGTAAGAGCACGTTATTCGCTTGCAATAACG